ACCATACATTTGAATATCCAGATGATGATTACTTCTATGTAAACAAAGTAAGACTACTTAAGTTTGAAGATATACCATCACCATTCCAGAGATATATAGTATACAAAGCGTGTGGTAGAGCAGCTGTACAGTTAGTATCTAACGCTAACTTACAGAAGATGCTTAGTACATTCGAAACTCAAGCACGTGCTACAGCTTTAGAATATGAATGCAATCAAGGTGACCATAACTTTATGGGATGGCCTGATGAATCTGCTTATCAATCGTACAAACCTTATACAGCTTTAAGACGCTAATGGCAAGTGTAACTCAGAAAGTCAATAACTATGTTCTGGGTATATCTACTCAACCTGATGAGCAGAAGATACCAGGACAAGTTGTTGATTTAGTAAATGGTGTACCGGACGTGGTAACGAACTTAACTAAACGTCCTGGTAGTACACTAGTAAAAGATATCACCACCCAAACAGCTCACTCTACAACTTTTGCTGTAGACACAGGAGCAAACTCAAAATGGTTTAGTATTTATACAAGTGATTCAGAACAATACATTGGACAATGTGCTGCAGATGGTGATGTTAAGGTATGGAGATGTAGCGATGGTGTATCTATACCCGTCGATTACGCTAACGTTCCTGGTTCAGGCGTTGCAACTTACTTAGATAACTCTGCTTTATCAGATGAGAAGTCTTCTGATATACAGGTTATGACTATTAACGAGACTACCTTCTTTGTTAATAGACGTAAGAATACTGCGATGAAAACAGATGCAAATTCTAAGTCACCTCCTCAATTAAACGAGGCGTTTATAGAACTTGATACCATTTCTTATGGTAAGCAATACGCACTAGATATATACGATCCTACTAATAATTCAACAATAACTTATAATCGTGCCACAGCTATAGTAGTAGATGAAAGCATTAGTTACTCTGGATCTAGTAATGGTGATTGCCAGGGTATGGGAAGAGAGTATGTAACTGTTAACACAGGTACTGCTATTGGAGCTAGCTCACCTCCTAACGCAAGCTCAGGTGGTAAGAGTAATTTAAGATATGAGATGGATACTAGGTGTACACCTCAACCTACAGATGACTCAGATGATGATAACTACCATGATGCTTATGCCCCATTTGCTAAACTGCAATTTGGTGGAGAGGGATGGAGTACTAATGACACTCATCAATATACATCACAGAAAGGTGTAACAACCACAGTTACCATTAAAAACCATGTACCTATCACTACCAGAGCTAATATAGCAATGGTACGTCCTGATCCTACATCCTCTAATGCTGAGGAGCATGTATCAGCAGCTGGTATATTAGGTGATCTTAAAGCAACATTAGACGCTATATCTGGTACAGGCATTACAGCTACTCTCGTAGGTAATGGCATACATTTATATAGTAAAGATCCTTTTGGTGTGACTTCACCAGAAAGAAACTTAATGAATGTTGTGACTAGTGAAGCTAATAATATAGCTGACTTACCTCGCACAGGCCGACATGGATACACTGTTAGAATTGTTAACAGTGGTGAGGATATGGATGATTACTATCTTAAGTTCCAGGTAGAAGGTATTAACGCTTCCATAGACCAGACAGGTACTTACGCTAGGTCTGGTAGTACTGTAACTATAACAGCGGCTGCACACGGCCTAAGTAATGGAGATCAGATAATAGCAGACTTTACTAGTGGTGCAGCTACTGATGGATTCTATACGATAGCTAACGTAACAACTAATACATTCACGATTACTGACTCAGCATCAGGTACTATATCTGCAGGTGAAACAGTTTCATTCACACCAGCTCGTTTCGGAGAAGGTGTGTGGGAAGAGGTAGCTCAACCTGGTATAGATATTACTATTGATAAGGATACAATGCCTCTGAAGCTTGTTCGAGTGCTTCCTGGGACTTTCTCTATTAATGGTGGTAGTAACGCTACTTACTCTAACGGTGCATTCAGGTTTGATTATCCAGATTGGGGTGTGCGTGATGTAGGAGATGATATAACTAATCCTCCTCCTTCTTTTATAGGATACCCTATTCAGAAGATGGCTTTCTTCAGGAATAGGATAGCTCTGCTTAGCGCAGAGAATGTCATATTATCTAGAACTAATGACTTCTATAACTTCTGGGTTAAAACTGCTATGGCAATTTCCAATGCAGACCCTATTGATTTACAATCGAGCTCTACGTTCCCGACTAAACTCTTTGATGCAGTCGAATCGAACACAGGTTTAGTTATCTTTAGTGCTAATGAACAGTTCTTACTAAGTTCTGGAGCCGAAGCTTTACTTACTCCTGAGACTGCTAAAATAACATACTTATCATCTTATTCATTTAACCCAGATACTAAACCAATATCGTTAGGCACAACTATCGGTTTCTTAAATAGTACAGCAAAGAATGCTAGGTTCTATGAGGTAGCTAATGTTAGTGCAAGAGACCAACCTGAAGTAATTGAACAAAGTAAAATTGTAGGTGAATTATTCCCTGTAAACACTACAATGATATCTGAATCGAATGAAAATGATTTGATTTTATTCGGAACAGATAGTACATTACATACAGCTACTAATGAAGTATGGGGTTATAAGTATTTTGAGTCAGGTAATAAAAGAGCACAGTCAGCATGGTTTAGATGGACCATGCCTAATAATGTTATATACCATACAATACTAGATGATGTCTATTATGCTGTGTTAAATACAGGTAGTACATATACTCTTGAAAAATTTGACATAAAATTGAAATCCGATACATTACTTATAGGTGACGACCCTGACGTTAATAGGGTATTTCTTGACACCAAGAAGACTATTGCTTCAGGTGATATAACCTACGATACTCAAGAAGATATATCTACATTTACTTTAGGTGGTGGGTATTATAGCTCACGAACTCTCACAGCTTATTGTATAACAGACAGTGATGCTAGAGGTAAGAGTTATGATATACCAACTACACATCTTGATAAAACATTTGCAGCTTCAGCTGTAGATACTAGTGCAGAAACTATTACTATAGCAAGTCACACTTTAATTACAGGTAACCCAGTAACCTATCAAGAAGGCTCCTCAGCAGTAGCAGGCCTTACAGATAATACGGTTTATTATGTTATAAAAGTAGATGATAATACTATCAAATTGGCGACAACTAGAGTTAATGCAAATGCTGGTACAGCAATTAATTTAACTAGTCAAGGAGGTGGAACTCATACACTTGAGGTACCTACAGTAACTTTACCTGGAAATTGGAAGACTTCGCTTAAAGACGGAGCTTCTGTAAATACAGATTTAGTGATAGGATATGAGTATGAGTTTGAAGTAGAATTTCCTAAGATATATATGACTAGAGCTGAGGGTGATAAGATTAGATCTGAGACCCGTGGTTCACTTGTACTACATAGGATGAACTTTGACTTCGGTGATGTAGGGGTTATTGACGTTACTCTTAAACGTAGAGGTAGGGATGATTATACATATACAGTTGAATCTTTAGAATGGGATAATATTAATGCTAGTACTTCTGCTATAGCACAAAGTTACTTACATACTATACCTGTATACGATAGAAATATAAATACAACTGTATTCTTAAAATCAAATCACCCGTCTCCAGCTACTATTCATTCAATGAATTGGGAGGGAGACTTCTCACCAAGATACTATCAACGTGTCTAATTACATTCACCCAATTACAATGGAGGCTGCTGTTGAAGTAGCTTCTAATCTTCGAGAAGATGATTATAGAGAAGTGTTTGAAGGCCACGGTCATTACCCACTTCTTTATCTTCCTCTCGCTGCTTTCAATGGAGACACAGTTTGGTTCGAAGTGCCTAACGGCAAGACTGCCGGTATGGCGGGAGTGCAGAAAGGTGGACAGATCTGGATGCTATGCACACCAGCTATTCATGAGTACCCTCTCACATTTGCACGAGAAGCCAAACGATTTATAGAAAGCAGAGAAGAAGAACTCCTTTGGAACATTGTAGATAAACGGAACACCGCTCATCTAAAACTTCTAAAGTTTCTAGGATTTAAGTTCTTACGGGAACTTGAACATGGTCCTAACAAATTAACCTTTATAGAATTTTGCCGTGTGCGAACCAGTATCCATAGCAATGGGCGTAATGCAAGGTGCAGGCCAAATAATGCAGCACCAAGAGCAGGGCGCAGCAGTCGGAAGACGCAACAGAGCTAAATTAAAAAACTTTGAACAACAGAACAAGCAGTATAACCGTGAGGTTATGCTCAACAACAATGAGTGGAAGAATAATGTTCAAGTTCAAGACATTGAACAGGACCAAATTTATCAAGCTATGATAAATCAATGGTCTGAACAAGATCAACAACTTGATAAAATCTTCGCTCAAGGAGATCAGAAGATAGAGAAAGCTATAGTTGAAATGTATGAGAATGATTATGCTGGTACAGGAACCGGTAGAACTGCAGCTAGATTAGCAGGTAAGGGTGCTAAGAAGTTAGGTCAGTACAAGTCCGAAGTACTACACAGTATGATGATGTCTCAAGATGAAGCTCAGATGAATAAAGAAAAGATAACAGCTTCAGCACAGGCTAAGTCGTGGAATGCTTACGAGAAGATACGATTCTCTCCTATCCATGGTCACACACCAATAGCTCCAGAGCTTGAAGCTAAACCTGGTAAGGGTGGTTTAATCCTTGGATTAGCTACGACTGCTCTAGGTAGTGCAGTATCAGCAGGTGCATTTAAAGCACCGGATACAGGAATGGGTAAAATTGATCTTTCTGGAAAACAGTTTTCTGGAGGAGCCTCAGATTTTGGTTCAGTGTTTGACCCGAGTGCAACTTCTTTCTTAAATAAATAGCCATGTCATATTCAAGTAATATCGCAAGGTTGAAAGAGACCTCTAGGACGAATACTCGTCAACGGATGCAGAATAATATTGACCAAGCTACTTATGAAAATGCAGCTGGTCAAAAGGAAGCTGAGAACATAGCAACTGCTTTATCTGGATTCTCCCAACATCTACATGATTGGAAAGTTAAGGATATAGAAAAGAAAAAGCAGCAAGGTAAGATAGCAGCAAGGCAGCATGAAGTTGCAGACGCTGAAAGGATAGCAGCACTAGCAGAAGAATTAAAAATAACTAAACAAGAGGATACAAGGTACCAAGAAATTAAAGCAGAGATGCTTAAGCTTGGTGGTCCTAGTGTATATCCTGATGCTGATCGTGTAGCTAATCTATCTCCCTGGCAACAGGTAGGATATGCTAAAGAAAAGCTACGTGCTTTTAACGAAACCTTTGATTCCAAGCTTGCTCATGCTATGCAGAATAGCGAGAAAGCTATCACTATATCAGGGGTAACCTTCACACCAAAGGAGTTACGAGATAATAATATAACAGGATTACCCTTTAAAGAAGCTGCAATTAAGGTACTATCAGAAGATATCAGAGAAGCAGGTGGTGTAGATAGGTTCTCACCTGAATTACAATCCTTATCTGGTACACATGAAGCTATCATTAAAGCCCAAGAAGGGCAGATGGCTAAATATAGAGAAAGATATAATATAGATTCTTCTCATAATACTAGAATAAAAGCCCAAAAAGAATGGGCTAATTCAGCTAGAACAGGTGAAGATCTACATAGATTATTCCTTATACAGTCTAATACAGTTGATAAGAATAACGGCCTCTTAGGTAATACTGGTGGTTGGGATTCAGTAATGGATATATTACAGAATGAAGGTATTGAATCTGGAGATCCGTTCTATGCAGAGAAACTAGGAGCACTAGAACTACCTCCTAATCTTAGAGCACAGGTTGGAGCTAAAGCAGGAACTACATTTGCTCAGCAATGGCCTGGTAGATTTAAGAAACTTAAGGCTGATATTAAAGCAGGTATGGTTTCAGCTAATAATGCTGAATTAGACTATCAAAAAACTGCTGGTACTGCACTACAAGCTGAGTTTATAGAAACAGCTAGGAAGGGAGATCTTTCTACTGCACAAGTTAATGAGTATAAGAGACGCTTTGGTGAACTAGGTCTTCCTATACCAGCTAGTGTGACTAACTATGAAACTGCTACGATGAGAGATGAGAGAGAAGATAAGCAACAGATTGAAGCTCTAATGGCTAGTCAGAATGGTTATATATCTAATGAACAACTAGATTCATTCCATCCTCAAGCTGCTCTAGAATTCAGAGAGAAAGCTACTAAGATGGAAAAAGCTGCTCTAAAAGAATTTGGTGCTGAGAAGAAGATTAAAGCTCATTTAGATACTGTATGGACAGACATGGGTGTAAAAGCCAATGAGAAGAGTCCTGCTTATATAGAAGCTATGGAGAATGCGAAAGCTGACTATGCTACCCAATACAATAGATATGTAGCTATGGGTTATAAGCCTTCAGTCGCTAGCCATCTAGCTTTGCATGGAGCACCTGGTGAAGTTAAAGATGAAGAAGGTAATTCAATACCAGGTGAAATGGGAGTACTAACTGAAATTAAACAGAACGGTGCTAATAGTAAGTATGTTATAACAGGTCAAAGTATTGAGAAAGATCTCAAACCTGGTTCAATTAGAGTCGCTAGAATTCGTAGTGGTAAGCAAGAGATATTAGATGATCCTACTAGTGTAACTAATAAAGTTATCGGTGGTGATTATGGTCATCGTCAAATTACTTCAATTAAAAACAATATAGAGAAACATGGCCGTAGAGGGCTTTATATGGATAAAGGTGCTCTACAGTATTACAAAGGTTTAGCACGTGGTAGAAACCCTAGAGAAGGGGGCTGGTGGGGCTTGGTCGATGCTCAACTAAAAGCTTCTGGACATCCAGGTTTGAATCCTGCTGAAAGACCACGTTCTCTTGATTTATTTACAGGTAGAGATAAAGACGGTAATGTAATTCCAGATCCACGTGGAAGTCGTGCTGTCGATAGAAAGGTCTCTAGAGCTATGCAATATCCATCTCCTCAAACTAATTTATATGTGTGGAATATGTTACAAGATCAACAACGTTTTGGACGTGGTACTTCTATATGGGACCAGAAAGATAACTTAGTACCCTGGGTGAGCTAATGGATGTACTTAATTTTGATCCCGCCAATACTACCAACACAGATACCACTATGGAGGTAGAGGGTTATGAGGATCATGTTGAAGAGGTTCAACAAGCATACCCTGAAGAGGACTGGAGAACACCTGCTGAGATAGAAGAAGAAAGCCAAGCTTCAATGGAACAAGCTTCAGCAGAAGCATTCCAAGAAGGTAGTGTAGCACAAGAATCGCCACTTAATGTTGCTGAAGGTATGCCTCAAGAAGAGGCTCAACCTACTGAACAGCCAGAAGTAGCGTTTAATACTAGATTCCAATCTGATGCTATTACAGGTAAGGTTTCTTTAGATGAGTTAAAAGCTGCAGGAGTTGATGATAATTTAATATTCTCATTCAATCTACAAGAACAATATTTACCAGACGAAAAGGATGACTTCGATGCTTGGCAACAAGCAGGTGGAGATGATAACTTAGAAGCTACTTTTAATTTTGTTACTAAGATACGTTCTAGACCTGATTATATAGATAGATATGATCGTAACGGGGATGGTGAGTTCACCATGTCAGACTACTACGATACTTCTAGATGGAATAATGGTAATGGACCTACACCTGAGCAAGAAGCTGAGTTAACAGAGAAGTGGCTAACGAGTTTAGAGAATAAAGATTTCAAAGCAAGGTTAGGAGCTTTGGTCACACTTGACCCAATGCTTAACTATGTACATCAAAGAAGAAGAGGTATATTAGGACCAGAAGAAGAGTTAGAAGGAGAGCAAGCAAGATCACAATTTCTGGCTGGCCTTCAAACTACAACTTCAGCAGTTTTAGGAGGTGTAGAGAAAGTAGCAGTTGGTTTACATACTGGACTGACAGATGATAAAGAAGGCATCTTTGACTTCGATGCTATGGAAGAGCACGATGCTCAACTAGACGACGTACTTCTTAATCATAAGAATCCTTTATCAAAAGCTTATGCTATAGCTAATCCTGTTAATAGAGTGTGGAGTGATCCTATTCTATTTGAGCTTGGTAGATACTCTCCTGCCATTGCAGCTAGTTTTGCCCTACCTGGAGGATGGACTGCCCTCAGCCTTGGAGGCAAGGGACTTACAGCTAAAGGTATTGCAACTGGAGCATTTACTACAGCTAGAGCATTTGGAGTTACTTGGGCTACAGAAACAATCCCAACCAACCTATTCACTGATATGAATAGCAATGCTATGAGGACTTTTCATAACGATAATCCTCAATGGAAAGCATTAGCAGAAAAGCATCCAGAACAATATATTGCTGGAACTCAGATGATGCACGGCATCGAGAGTCCTTGGAGCAGGAAGATGGAATTCATGCGTCAAGAAATGACTTGGGATGCAGGTGGTCTATTGGTTGGTAATATTGCAATGAGGGCTGCTGGTCGAGGTATAGTTAAAGGAGGTAAACTTGCTAAAAAGAACTGGGAACAATTAGTTACTAGTACAAGAGCTAAGTTTAACGAACTCACTCCTGAAGGTTTTTGGGCAAAACGTAACCAAGTATTTAATGACGCAGCAGAAGTTGCTGAAGACCAACTGAAGATGGCTGCAGAAGGTCCAGCAAGTAAATGGGCCGATCCTTGGGCTACAGATGGTGAATTAGATTCAACATATGGTTGGGCTAAGAATGGTAAGACAATGGCTGGCCAAGGTGATAATGGTATCAGAGGTGATATAGTAGATATTACTAATCAAGTAGATGAAATACGTGGACAAATTGGTATCGAAGGTGGTACTACTGATGAATTATTCAGACCTATAGAGAAGGCTGAATTCAGAAAGACAGGTATACCAGATCCATGGTACACTAAAGCTACTGATGAGTATTATAATAGCCCTGCTTTACGCAGACAATTAGAAGAACTTAACCCACTAGCTCGTACTATAGGTAATTATGCTGAGAGTACTCTAAAGAATATTCAAGAACTTATGAGTAGAGATGCTGGTTCTTTGAATCCTAGAGAGTTCTGGGGTGATAAGTTATTTGATACTAAACTAGATCCTAGTCAACCACTTGATGCTACAAAAAGGTTTGTTATTAAAAACATGCAGGTAGCAGATGCTGTCAACCAATCCTTATTGAGAAGGTTGAGAGATATGTCTGACGCTGCAGGTGAGCAGATCGG